CAAAACAATGACTGAGCTAATAGAATCATTTCAAACAATTGATAAAATTTTAGTGTCTTCTGTAGATACCAAAATTGATACTATATTAATGCTTGAAGATATTGAGTCTGGTTCATTAAGGAGTTGGTTAGTAAATGTATTGAAGGCTGTCGATGATGATGCTTTAAAAAATATGGACTGGAAACGCCAAGTAGGAAAATATTTGTTAAAAGGGAAATATTTCTTAATAGATTTTCTAGACAAAAGAACCATTATTTCAGATAAAGATGAAATCATCTCCCTTCAAAGCGAGTTGTTAAAAGCTGCTGAAGAAACTGGGGTAAGACACATACCTACTTATGAGCAGATTACACCCGCAAAACTTATAGAAAGCATTGGTAATATTAATCAAGCTGTTGGCAATTTATCTCCTAAAGATAAGGCTAAATATATTTCAGCCGAAGGAAAAGCTTCATTTAATATACAGTTTTCATTTGTACCTGAAGATATTGAAGACTTACTCACAAAGGAAACCATTGAATATAAATCTGAAATGATATTAAAAGTGAAAAAACCAGATTATTTAGGAATTTCAAAATGGGAATTTAAATATGAAAACAGAATTATTGCTGTCAAGATTGAAGATGATAGGTGGCTTGATAAATTTCAAAGAAGAAAGAAAGATGTAAGACCTGGCGATGCCTTAAGAGCAATAGTTAAGACTAAAGTGAAATATGGATATGATTCAGCAGTAGTAGGGATAAATTATGAAGCGGTTAAAATATTAGAAATAATTCGTGGAGATGATTCTTCTGCTCAATTATTACTTAAGGAATAATTAAACAAAAAGTCCCTTCCTAAAAAAGCTTGTCAAGTCTAAAAGGTGTCTAATTCCCCCACCTTCTCGCCAAAATGGGACACCTTCTCGCCAAAATGGGACACCTTCTCAGAAACCTTAAAAAACCGGGCTTATATTAACCATGAATGGCAAACAATACTTTACTACGCGCAAAGTTTGAGCAGTTATTTTCTATCCTCACCTTTTATTCACGTTCAAAAAACATTCTTTTTATAACCTTCCGTTTCCTGGTTACTGCAGAAGAGCAGAACAAACTCTATCAGCAGGGAAGAACAATGCCCGGGAAAATCATAACCAATTGTGATGGGTACAAAAAAGTATCAGCTCATCAAAAAGGTCTGGCCAAAGATATTGTCATCGTAGACAGCACAGGAAAGCTTATTTGGGATCATGTTCCGGAGTATGACATTCTTGGGGAGCTCTGGGATCAGACCGGTGGCAAGTGGGGGGGCCGGTGGTTTAAGGAAGGGAAAACAAAGTTTGATGATTGCTATCACTTTGAGGCATGAAAATGAGTAACGAACTAAGCACATTCCTGCAGCTTCTTTATATGGCATTGAAGGCATTAAACAAAAATAAATCTGAGAAGTTTGAAAATGAATGGGAAAAAGACATACCTAAACTCACGAAGGCTGTTAAAGATGGTGATATTGATACTATTCGCGATATCACTGCTAAATATTACAGCCTGTAAGACGAAAATTGAGACTCTGCCGGTCCATCAGGATGATGTTCCGGTCCGGCAGCTTGAGAACGGCAACTATGAAGTCACTCCCGGATATGTCCTGAGACATACCGCGATGATGGCTCAGATTAAGATCCTTAAGCAAAAACTTGAAGAGTGCAGAGGGGGAAAGTAATGGAAGAACAGGTGGTCCAGGCAGGGAATCAGATTTATTTATATATCGGGATGGGGGTGACAGTGGCATTTGTAGCTTTAGATAAAGCGTTTTCAATATTCATAAAACTGAAGAACGGGCGGAACGGAGGGAGCGAGGGGAATGGAAAGAGCAAGATTTATGACAGGATAAATGAGAATACAACTAGCTGTAAATTGAACAAACAGGCTATTAAGACAATGGAAGAAAACATTGGGAAAATGGATGAGAGAAACGAAAAAGATCATGGAAGAATATTTGGAAAATTAAACGAAATTATTCATAAATTACCATGAAATACAACAAAGAAACAGTAGATATCCTAGTCAAGCATATTAGAGGGGGATCCACTATAACTTCAGCCTGTGATGCAGTTGGAATAAATAAGACCACTTTCTATGATTGGATGAAAAAGAAACCCAACTTTTCCAACGCTATAAAAAAGGCACAATCAATCCCTAATAAAAAAGTAGAGAAGGCGCTTTATAAATCAGCTATCGGATATCTAACCACAGTAGCAAAGTACCAGGTAAAAGGCCCGAAAGGGGAACCTCAAACAAAAACGATCAAAAAGAAAATACTCCCTAATATAACAGCCATGATCTTCTGGCTCAAGAATAAGATGCCGGAAGAATGGAAGGATAAACAGGATATAGAGCACAGCGGTTCGGTAACTACCTATGAGATATCTGAAGAATTCATGCCTAAGAAAATGAAGGAAGTTAAAAAATGAGGATATTTTTTTTTATTCTGGCCCTTATCATGAATCTTAATCAATATCTGAACCCGAACTATCTTGAGCTTTTCCAGAACTGCGATCCGGAGCTGATCGCATACGGTGGGGCGAATGCCGGGAAGACATACAGCATAGCTGACAAGCTCCTGATTCAGTCCATTTTTCAGCCTGACAGGAAGCTTAAAGCTATGGTCATAAGGAAGACATTCCCTGCTTTGAGAAGATCGGCCCTAGAGATCATAGAGAAACGGGCCGAGACATTCAAGCTCCCATTCCGCATGAACAAGGCCGACTGGATAGCGGAATGCAATAATCTGACATTCATCTTCCAGAGCCTCAATAATAAAGAAGATTATGAGAAGCTCAAGTCACAGACCGATATTGATTTCATCTGGATAAATGAGCTCCATCAAATAAGAGAGTCTGATTATGAGGAATGTCTCAGAAGACTGAGAGGAGGGGAGTCGAGATTCGAGCAGATCATATCTGACTTCAATCCGATCGGTAAGACGTCCTGGGTATACAGCCGGTTTTTCCAGAAGAATATCGGGAATGTCAAGAAGCTGAAATACACGATCATGGATAATCATCCGGATTATCTAGCCCTTGAGAAGACAAAAAGAGAGCTCCAGAGATTGAAGGCCACGAAAAAGCACAACCTCAATTATTATAAGATCTATTTCAAGGGAATTTGGGGAGAGCTTGAAGGCATCATATATCCAAACTGGGATATAGTTCCGAATCCACCTAAGAACCCGGATGAGATCTTTTATGGAGGGGATTTTGGATACAGCGTCAATCCGGCTGCTTATATCCGGATCTACCGCAAAGCTGATGAATTCTGGGTAGAAGAGATCATCTATGAAACGGACCTCACGAATCCGATGCTCGCCAAAAAGATTAAGGAAGCCGGCGCGAATGATTCTGAATCATATTGGGATTCATCAGAGCCCAAATCCATTGACGAGCTCTATGATAATGGGATTAACGCGAAACCAGCATCGAAGGGGCCTGATTCCGTAAGAGCCGGCATAGATTTCCTTCAGTCAAAGAAGATCCATATCATCGATGGATCAGAAAACATCATAAAAGAGCAAAAGAGCTATGTCAGGAAACAGGACAAAGACGGGAATTATCTGCCTGAACCTATGAAATTTAATGATCACACAATGGACGGGATCAGGTATGGGATATTTACTCACTGCAAAGAAGCAACTGCCTGGGTGATTTAAGATGGGAATATTAAACTTATTTAAACGAAAATCAGCGCAGATCGGGGCTGTATATCCAGCTGCTTTCCCAGATGCGGTATGGACTCCGACTGATTATGAGAATTTAGCAAAGGCCGGATATGAGCAGAATCCTACGGTCCGGGGATGCGTGGATACAATAAGCCAGGCTGTCTCTGAAATAGCTTGGGTCCTCTATAAGAATAAATCTGATAATAACAAAAAGCCTGAGATTGTGGATGAACATCCTTCACTTCAAAGGTTAGGTAATCCAAATGAAATGCAAAGTGGAGCTGAATTTAGAGCAGAATTAGTCAAGAACTTCTTATTAGCTGGGAATAATTACATCTTAAAGTTAGGTCCCTTAACAGGAGAGAACAGGGGAAAACCTTTACAGCTGATCAATTTAAAACCTCATAGGGTCAAAATCGTTAAAAACGATAATCCTATAGAGCCTATAAAGGGCTATGAATATAAAGTAACTGGAAGAGATCCGCAGTTTTATAAAAAAGAAGATATTCTGCATATCAAGGATTATCACCCTACCAATGATTATTATGGATTGAGCCGGCTCCAGGTCTGTGCCAGGAGTGTTGATATAAGCAATATGATCGATGAATGGCATAACCGGCTGCTTAAGAACGACTGCCGGCCTCCAGGAGTATGGAATTTTAAAGGGGGAAAACTCTCTGATGAACAGCAAAAAGAATTAGAAAAGAAGATAGAGGAAAAATTCCAGGGATACAAGAACGCCGGGAAACCCCCGGTCCTAGGGGGCGGTGAGTGGGAATGGATCGATCATAATATCAAACCCCGGGATATGGACCATAAAGATACTTTCATAATAGCTATGAGGCAGATCTGCGCGATATTTAACGTGCCTCCGGAATTGCTCTGGGATGAAGCTCAGAAGACATACAGTAATTATAGAGAAGCAAGAAAAGCTCTGTATATGGAAACAGTCTTGCCATTTATGAATCTTTTGAGGGATGCATTGAATCGATGGTTTATTCCTATGTTTGATGATGGAGACAGATTGTATCTTGATTATGACCGGGATTCTATTGAGGCGCTTCAAGAAAATAGAGCTGAGAAATATGGTTATCTCAAGACCGCAGATTGGCTTAAAGACAATGAGAAGCGAGCTGCAACCGGCTATGATGAGACTCCAGAAGGGGATTCAATCTTTAAACCGATATCAATGATCCCGGTTGGATCAAGCCCTAAAAAAGAGGATGAAGAAAAAAGATTCGGCTTTAAATCAGAAAGCAAGTCATTCTGGCAGGCTCCGGAGAGGAAAGAAGCGCTCTGGAACAACTTTGTTCTGAGAGTTAAGGCCAAAGAGAAGCCCTTTATCCCTTTAGCAGAGCAATACATGAAAGAGCAGGGCAAACGGATCCAAAAGGCTTTAAAAGATATCTACACGATATCAGGGCTTGAGCCTGAAGGAATATTTGACCTGGAGGCAGAAGCTAAGGCTTATCAAAAGAAATTCATGCCCTGGTATGCAGATGCAGCGCAAAGGGCAGGGGAGGCCGGGCTTGTGGTTTCAAAAGGGGACCTTTACAGCCTGGAGAGCAAACTAAGAGGCATAGATTTTGAGATAACTCCGGAACTGGAAGAAGTCCTCCAAGAAATGGTTTTTAATTCAGGGACCGCGGTTAACGAGACCATGATCGATATTATATATCGAGATATACAAAGAGCAGCGAAAGAGAGCTGGACCGTTGAAGAATTAACACAGATGATAAACCATCAAATTGATGATTTCATGCCCTGGAGATCCAGATTATGGGCCAGGACAGAAGGGGTCAAAACTGAAAATTGGGGACA